AAGAATACTGAGGCAGTATGGTTAGAGAAAAGAAATGTTTGGGGTGGTAAAGGATCTCTATATGGCTTTGCAAAATATATGGTAATAGAATATCTTGACATAAATAGTTATGTGTTTTATGATAGACTAGGATTAGTTAGATACATAAAAAGATTTCAGGAGGTTTGCATAAACAAATCAGATTACCATTGTTTGTATACTAGAGAAGGTAACAAAGATGTAATAATAAAAGTTAGAGAATCAGATATAAGAGATTATGAAAGGTATAGATTTCAATATTAGTGTTCCTGTAAAGGACATTGACAGAGAGTTAGTCAGTAAGAAACTAGACAACCTAAAAGACATGCAGTATTTAACAAATGCTGAAATAGTTAATAGCATATTATTAGAGTATCAAAAAAAGAATCCTACTAATGATAAACTAGAGACTTTAATTAATGCTGTAGTACAAATACATTTTTATGTACAAGAGCTACAGAATGACAGACATCTTTTGATGTTGAGTATAGATGAATATAGAACAGATAAATTAAGAGCCATTGACAGAGCTAGAAAAGCTGAATCCAAATTGGAAACCAAAGAAAATTGAATTAGGAGTAGAATTAGAATTTGAACCTAATACAATATACAGAGGTGCAGAAGTAGACATAGAGAATTTAGTAATAGATCAGCTAAATGCAGTATGGATGGATTTTGAAGCTATACCTAATATGTATGAGGAGATCCTTGTTACATTTCAGAACATGGAGTTGTTAGCTAGAGTAATAGGAAAGTTTTATCATGTACATAACAAGACATTATATATAACAGTAACACTTAAACTACAAGAATGAAAATAACACTATTAGATGGTCAAACATATGACAAAGAAGATTTAGTAAAACAAGCAGATGATGATGACTTTTACTATAATTATTTAGGAAAGTACAGTTTCTCTAGCAGTTCCTTGAAACACCTAC